TCGAAGACGTCAATGCTGGTGTCGCCCGCGCCGACGCTCGTTTTGGCGTTGACATAGACACCCTGCGCAAACCAGTCGGTGCTGGAATAGGTGCCCCCACCCCCAGGGGTTAGCGCACCGTCCTTGTTCAACAGGGTAATGACACACTGGCCGCGCCCGATCTGGTTGACGTCAACCTGTTGGCTGATGGACATGGACATGACCCGGCTGGTGAAGTCAGTTGGGGCGGCCTGAGTGCCAATGGCCACTTGCCAAGTCGTAGTGATCGCCATGGTCAGCGCCTGATGTTCGTGGTTGTCGCCAGCGGGATGGCACCGTTGTTGCGTGTCCACTGTTGGATCGCAGCAACCACCTGATTCGGGTCGGCCGACGTGACAGTGATGTTGATCGTGTTACCGCCGCCGGCCATCGGGCTGACATGCCCGCCACCAGCGCCGACCGTCAACAGTTCCGGGCCACGCTCGCCCACAAGGTAGGTGCCGCCTGCGGACACGGTGCCACCCATTGCACGGGCAGGCAACGTCGAGATGCCTGCCGCCGTCAACAGGTCAAGGTTTGACAGCCCGGACAGTTCCGCACCGTTAGCCAGCCATTGAGCCAACTGCAGCGCGGCTGCCGCGCCTTTAGTCTCAAACGTCAACAGGATGTTGCGTGACGAAATGTCGCCCATGCCTTCAGCGATCCCCGACAGCAAACCGACAAAAGCGGCGGCTTTTTCGTTGTAGATTCGCAGGTCTTCTTGGCTGCCGGTGCCGAAAGCGTCGGCGGCGGCTTCCTCGAGGTCTTTCAAGGCTTGTTGGGCGTTGTCGAGGGCGACACGGGTGTCAAGTTTGCCGGTCAGCATGTCCCATTTTTGGGACACGTTTTCTAGTTCAGTACTCAATTTTTCGGCGCTAATACGCAGTTCTTTGAACGGGTCTTTTTTACCTAGTTCGATCTGATTGAGTGCCGACCGGTTGAACAGGTCGAGGTCTTCTCGGTATTGCTTCATGTTGCTGATTTCTTCGTCGGAAATCAGCGGTTTGCTGTCTTTATTGAACCAGTCCCATACACCTTTGGCTGCGTCAGCAATTCCGTCGATGCCACCTTTGATTACTTTCAAAGGCAGGAACGGCAGTTTGTCCATTATCAGTTCAACGCCGGGAATCTTTTTGAATGCCTCAAATGCGCCTGCGACGTCTTGTGCAAGTTCTGCAACGTCAGACAATGCGGGCACCAATGTTTCGCCCAAGGCGATGCTTAGGTCTTCCACGATGTCGTTGAGGTTGTCCATCGCGTCGCGGAACTTTTTGGCTTTTTCTACCTCGGCAGGGTCGATCACTTTGCTTTCGGATACGCCTTGCAAGGATGCGCGTAATTCGTCGGCGCCCATGTTGATGAGTTGCGACATGTCGCGCCAGCCTTTACCCAACAATTTGGTGGCGACACGCGCTTTTTCGGCTGGGTCTTTGATCTTGTTCAGCCGGTCGACGACGTTCAAAAAGGTTTCGTTGGCGTCAACTGTGCCGTCTTTGGCGTAGGCGACCTGCACCCCTAATTCTTTGAACAGGTCTGGCGACGCGCCGAGATTCTGGTTCATTTTGCCGATAGCGGTTTCAACCGTTCCGGCGTCAATGCCGATGTCGCCAGTCACCTCGATGAGCCGGGATGCTTCCTCGACGGCTAGGCCGGTGGCACTAGCAAACTTGTCGGCTGACAGGGCAAGGTCTTGGAAGGCTTGAATTCCTTTAGCGGCAAACGTGGCAAAAGCGCTAGCGCCGGCGACGGCAAATGTGGCGGCGTTGGCTTTGATGCTGTCAAACGCAACTTTAGAACCGGCTTTGAGTTTGCCCATTGTGCCTTCGGCACCGGCTACCGCACCCTTGAATTTGTCAAATTCGCGTTTGGCGCGTTTGATCCCTTCGTCTTGCAGTTCGGTGATAATGGGAATTTTGATGGCCATTACAGGGTTACTTTCTGTAGGGCGGTCAGGCTGTCTTCGACGCGGGCGACCACCTGGCGGATCTCGTCCAGCATGCCTTGATCGGCCTGCTCGTAGGATCGCCACATGACGCGGGACGGTGCCGGGAAACGGGTGTCCAACGCCTGCCCGAACCGGTTAGCGGTTTTACGGCCGGCCATGTCAAAGACGGACGCCGCAGGATCCTTCTGAGTGATAGCCAAAATCGTCTGTGTGCGCTTTGAGGTGGACGCGCTGACCTTGACACCGGAAACGGCTTTGGCGCGGCTGTACGGGAAAATGGTGCGCCCTCGAGGTGCCCAGGTGCGGCTGGTGCCGGACAGCAGTTCGTCGGTGTAGTTGCCTTTGATGGCGTTGGTGACCGGCTTGGCGACCTGTTTCATGTTGCGGATCAGTTCTTTACGCAGGTCAGGGTTGAGGCGTTGAAGTACCCGCAGGGTTTCGGCTACCCCTTCGACGCGGACGCTTGCTGTCACCGTTTCTGCTCCTTGAAGATCGCGGCGACCGTCGCTAGGTCGTCCGTGTCAAAGGGTACACCAGGCGGCCACCAGCCGGTGCTGACTAGCAGTTCGGCTAGTGAACGTCGGTAGGTGCCTGCTGGAAAGGGCCGGACGCCTCCTCCGACACCACCTCCAACTCGACGAGTTTGGCAATAAACGAGTCCAGTTCGACGGGCACCACGATCTTGGCTTGCTTACAGCAGTCCCACGCCATGAAGGCCAGGTCTTCCATGCCGATGCCGTTGGCAAGGTCTCCGGCTTTGCGCCGGTACTTTCGTTCCCATGCGATGATGGTTTGCAGGTTGGTGGTGACCACAAACGGGCCATCACCAATGTCGACCTTGAGGTGCAGTTTCATGTCGGGCCTTTCAGGTTAGGGATGAATCACGCCTCGGTGTAGGCGAAGGTGCCACCGTTGAAGGTGACGGAGCAGGTGGCCAGTTCACCGACCGTGTAGACCACGGGCAACTCAGCCAGGAAGCCGCCGGTGAGGGTGCCCAACGGGTTGGTGGCCGACACGGCTGCGCTGGTCTGCTTGATCGTCACGTTGGTGGACGTGCCCACCAGCGACTTGAGGGTCGCGTAGGTTTCGGTGCTGGCCGTCGACCAGTACAGATCTAGGGTGATGCTGTTCTCCTGCAGGCCGGCCGTGTACTTCATGGCGGTGTCACCGAAAGCGGTGTTGGACAACTGGGCGAACGTCTGGTTGACGGTGGCGCCGCTGCACTGGTCGGACAGATCCACCGCATTGACGGTGACGACGGGGTTGCTGAGGTAGGTCGACGTGGCCATGGTTACTCCTGGGTGGTGTTGGCGGCGTCGGGAGCCTTGGTCTTATTTTTAGCAGATTTGGCGGGGGCGGTGTGGGTCTCCTCGAGGAATCCTCCAGCGATCAACGCTTGCACGTTGACGCCTTCCTGAGGCTCGTAGATTGCCCCCAGTTCGCCTAGACGGGCGGAGATGATGCGGAGTGCCATAGTCATGCCACCTGTGCTTGTAGGGGGATTGTGAGGTCGTAGGCGGGGAATTCTTGGCCGCCGATGACGACGGACACCGGCCGGCCGTCCGTCACCGCGATGTTCTTCTCGAACAGTTGGGCGCAGATCGCCAGGATGTTGCGGAGGGCGTCCAGGTTGGACGGCCCCAACGAGAAGACGCGCACGGAAAAATCCATTTTTACGATGTTGCCACCGTTGAAGGATGTCCAACTGGGGGCGTCCAAGAAGACGCAGGGTGGGTTGATTTTGCCTGGATCTGTGACGACGCGCAGACCGGAGATCGTTGCCAGGGTGGCGGACAAATCGTCGATCGCTTCGTTGAACAGGTCTGTGTAGGCCATGTCATGCGACCTGCGGCCTCGAGATACCCAGCAACTGTTTGATCAGCGGGGACAGGCCGACAGTGGGGGCGGTGCCCATTTCGGTGAACGACGCGAATTGATCGATGGCGCCGCGCTGACGGTACAGGGCGCCGCCGTACATGATGGTGCCCAGGGTGACGTCACCTGACGGGCTGGTGGCCAGCGCGTCAATGTAGCCGGACTCTTGGCGGCGTCGGAAACAGAAAGCGTTGGCGGCGGCCGCGCACTGTGTCAGGAACGTGGTTTCTGCGCCACCGGCCAGCGTGATGCCCAGCCAATCCTGAATCTGTGTGTAGGTGATCCAAGTGCATGTCGGGCTGTATGCCATGGTGCCGGTGATGGCGTTGAGGTTTTCGGGTGTCTGATCGTCGGCCCACATGACCGCATTAGCAAGCGGGTACGACGTGTCGTATTCGATGATGCCGTCGCTGTCGACGTTGATCGGCAGGTATTGCGGGAGGGCATAGACGGTTTTCGTGCCGTTGTATGCCGCTCCCGCACCTGCGACGGTCACCGATCCGCCCACCACGATTTCGTTGGGGGTCAGCGTGGTGGCGGTGACGTAGCCGGGGATGATGACGCCGTATTGGACTGTGTAGGTCGCCATCGGGCGGCCCCTCCGATCAGGCCTGGGTGATCTTGCGGATCATCGAGGACACGGCAGCGAAGGTGCTGACGTAGCCGTAGAACGAGAAGGTGCGTCCGAGTGTCGACGGCACTTCCACGGACATGAGGCCGCGGACCTGCTCGTAGAATTCGAAGGCCTTCTGGCTGTTCGTGATCACCATGGTCTTGGCAGCGAAGTTGCTGTCGACGACGATCTCGAGGCCGAGCGGGTTGCTTCCCGTCCAGGTGGTCGCGTTGCCGCCGCCGAGGGCATTCTGACCCTGCAAGCCGGGGGCGCCCAAGTACGGGAAAACAGGCCTGTTTGATCCGTCGACCAACTGGCCCATTTGCCCCCATACGTCCACGCTGCAAAACAGCGTGTCCGGGAAGAAGTTGGTTCCGCTGGACACGTCCACCGCAGCGTCGTAGATCGACTTCATCAGGTCGGTCGTGGTGCCGTCCCACACGCCGCTTGAGTTGGCGGCGGCCAGC